CCGTTTTTGGAAGTGGTGGTAATGATGACTGACTAGGAACAGGTGGTGCAGTTGGAGTTCTTGGAGGTAAAGTGGCATTTTGAGATGCACCACTCGCAAGTGCTTTTCTTGCTTCTGGTAAAAATGCCCTATATGAACCAGACTTGGAATATACTGACCAAGGATTAAAATTAGATCCTCCAGATATTTTATATGCTGCCTTGGCATTTGTTAATGGGTCAAATAGTTCTTCATTTGATTTTAGACCAAATTGTCTTCTTCTTTCAGCACCAAGATCATATCCTGGTTTTTTAATCATATTAATTTGCCAGAGTCCATAAGAATTATCACCACCACCCTTTAAATAATTTTTATTATGTGCGTTTGTTCTTCCTCCAGATTCTGCCATTGCTACTGCGGCAGCAACAGCAGCATTATCACCTTTAAATCCAACTCTTTGTGCTAACTTAACTAATTGTGGAATGTTGTATTTTGTTCCAGCAGGAGGGGGACTCCAAGTACTTCCTGCCTCTGGGACAGATTCTCCACTATAAGAACCTTCTTGTCCTCCTTCTTCAGTTTTTTGTGTTAAAGGAGTTGTAAATAATTTTGTTAAGTCATCAAAAGATCCTGTAAGATCAGAAAAAGCACCTTCAAGATCACTCATTGATGTTTGAAATTGTCTTCTTGTTTCTGGAAAAGTAAATTGGAACTTTACAATATCATTGTAAATTGCACCTAATTGAGATCCAAAAGTTTTGAATATTGTGAGCGTTGTACTCGCAAAATCCTTCATAATTCCAACAAGTCTCTGAATACGAGCAATAAGTTCTTGTGCTAATCCAATAATTGTTGGAAGATTATTGAGTAACCACCCAACTAATAATGTTCCAACAAAGTCCATCATTCTTCCCAAAAATCCTTTGGTACTTTCAGCAATAATATTTCCTTGCCTTCTAACAAATCCACCAATTCCAGAAGACTCAATAATACTTTCCTGCTCCTTTCTTCTTATATTTTCTCTTCTGCGAGCAAATAAAAGTTTATCCGTCGCAATATTTTTCTTTGTATTCTCATTTCTCTTTGATAAAGTTTTATTAATCTTAAGTGCTGATTTTCCAGCAGCATCTAAACTTTTATTCGTATTAAATACAGAATTTGATATTTTTGAAATATTAAGTGATGTTTTAGCAATCGCTTGAGATACTGCCATCTTACATCACCACATTATACTGCATTTGAGAATACATGATATAAAAGTTTTCAGGATTAGATGAAGAAATTGGAGGAACTTGTGTGCTAACACTAGATCCCTTTGTTATTGGTTGGGACATTTGTGGAGCTGGAGTTGGTGCAACAACAACAGTTGGTTCTGGTTCAGGTAATGGAGCGGTCGCTGCCATTTTTGTTGAAAGTGTTTGTGGCGCAATTGATTTGAATTGTGTTAATGTATTATCAGATGCAACATAGTTTTCATATGAAATTGCAGATGTCTGCAAATTCATTTCAGAAGTTTGAGTAGATGTTGTAGCAGGTGTAGTTTCGGAGGAAGTAGAGGTAGATGTTGGGGATTGTCCCATCATCGTGTTTTTAGGTTCAACAACTGCTGGCGTTGGTGTAGGAGTGGGTGTAGGAGTGGGTGTAGATTGTTGAGTTTTTGCAGAAGGTGTTGGTGTGGGAGAAGGTGTAGATTGTGTATCTTCTTTTTTACCAAACCAAGTTCCTTTTCCAAATCCCATTTCTCTTGCAATATCTAAACCAACTGCAGGTAATCCAAGAACCGGAACAGCAGATGCATAAGACAATGCACCACCAACTGGATCACCAGTTGCTAGACGATATGTGCCCGCTCCAATTGCAACTGCAGGGAAAGCTTTGGATGCTACCCTTGCAACTTTCCCCCCTAAATTTGCTGCCCCCTTTAAAACTCCACTGAAACCAGCTGCTTTTGCTAAAGCTTGAAAAGGTTTTACAAAAATTGCACTTCCTATAAATTTTGCAAAATTGAAGACAGTTTTAGCAAGTCCTCCTATTAGTTTTAAAATGACTCCAAATCCACCATTCAATAATAAAAATATTCCACCTACAACTCCCAATGTAGATAGAACACTATTTTTAATTTGCTCTAATTTTTCTTTTGCACCTTTTTGATATGCTCGGAATGCCTCAATACCTTGATTAGCGAGCCAACCAACTAATAAAGTAAAAAAGAAATTCTTTAATCTTTCTAATACACCTTGTGCCTTTTGTGCTACTGTTTTAACTGGAGCAATCAATGCACCTTGAATTTTTCTCTCAATAACACTTTCTTTACCTTGTCTAATACCTTGTTCGGCAAGTCTTCTTTCTTGGTCTTGTTCTTGGCGAAGTCTTATATTTTCAAGTGTGCTACTTTGAGTAATTTGTGTGGAAATTTGAGTTAATGATCCACCAAGAATATTAACTCGTTGCTGAACTCCTAATAGACCTGTTGAAATTGAAGCAAGTGCAGTTTGATTGGATCTTAAAAGACCAATTGCATCTCTTTGTGCTGCTGGATCTCCACCACCAAATACATCGGAAGAAACTGTCGTTCTTGCCGCTCTTAATCCGCCAGAGATTGGTGATGGAATATCAGCCATTATTTAATCCGTGTTTTAAATTTTCTTCTTGAATATACTGATGAAGAAGAGAAAGGTAAATTTCTCTTTCCCAAGGAATCATATTTTCTAACTCTGTCAAGCTATATTTATGATGCTGCATCAAGGCAAAATTGACTTTATAGTATGACTCAAGATTTTCATGAGCCATACTTACACGAAAAAAGCCGATAAACCCTCCAAGACGACTTCACTTTCTACACCTGTTTTTGGATTTTTAATCTTGATTGTATGAGAGAGTTTTGGCATTGTTTCAAAGAACTTTTCAATTTCTTTGAATTGTTTTGAATTCAATTGCTCTAAAAATTCTGCAAGTTCTTTTTTCGTGCAATCGGCAGCAGACCAAGATTCTTCTTCATTAAAAATTTGCTCCACACAAGAAGAAATAAGATCAAATGTGTCATCAACACTAATTGCATTCTCGAAGGCAAAATTATTCTTAATAAACTCATTCATTGATGGATATTTCATTCTCATTTTCAAGTCATCGTCAAGTTGAATATCTCTCTTATGATCTTTACCAATCTGAACTTTAATATCATCTAGATTGATCACAGTTGGAACTTGAGTTTCTCCATCGTCAGGGCAAGTGATTAAAACTTCAACTTCTTCACCAACAGACTTTCCGCGAATATTCAAGAAGAGATATTCAATATCAAAGGTGGAAAGTTCTTCGATATTCACACCTTTTGTTAAAACACAGTTTGTCAAAACATCTTTAACTGCATTCGTAATTTGCTTTGGATCTTCACTTTCCATCGCAATAATTAAAATCTTTTCTTCTCTGACTAAAAATGGACGATACTTGATTTTCTTTTTAGTTGAAGGAATTTCCAATTCATAAGTTGGAGTTGATATTTTTGGTAAAGGCATAATGACCTATAGAACTTCAGATAATTTATTTAGATCCTTCTTTCACCGATTAAATTAGTGTAAAATGGTCCTCCAGGAGAATCTATGTCTCTAAACACAACACCTTGAGCACCTGCTGCACCTGGAGACACTGGAACTCTTCTTTGCTGACCTGGTTTGTTTGTGGATGGATTTTGATAATCGTTTAAGAAATTAGTGGCAAGATTACCTATCTTATTGTTATCAATGTTTCTATAAACATCATAAGTTAATGTACTTCCAGCAACATACCTATCAAAATTAAATGTGGCAGATGCTTTTAAAATATCAGATCCACCATAAGAAACAGGAGTAGAACTTAATGCCAATGGAAACAGTCCATAAAAAGTATATTCAAATGAACGGTTATAATCTCGATCAAACTTAATGAGTCTTGTAGAATTGGTTTTATAGTTTTCAGGATAATTCATACGAAAATAATATCCATCACGAATTGGAGATGCTGCAGATGCACCTGAAATAAACTCCATCCAATGCTCTAAAAATTTCAAAGTTTTATATTCTCGATCAACATAAAATTCAAAATCAATTTGATTGAAAATACGAGTATGCACCATCTTTTCGGCAACACCCATATAATTTCCAGTTATATCTGCAGTCGCAAAAGTGCTTCCAGGTAGAGATGTTGAACTACAAAGCAATCCTACACTTTCACCAATAAAACGAGCATCAACTCCTCTTGATCCAAGATAACCTCTTAATCCAATAGACAGACCACCAAAGATCACTTGATAATGTGATGTTTGTGCTAAATTTGTGATTAGTGGTTTAAAGTCTGATATTCTACGGGGAACTACCACTCTCTAAATACCTATTATGAGTGTTTGAGTATAGTTATTTAGATGTCATATAAGGGAAAATATCAACCATCTTATCCTCAAAAGTATAAAGGAGATCCCACGAACATCATTTATCGTTCTTTGTGGGAAAGACTTTTTATGAAGTATTGTGATACCAATGAAAATGTCTTGGAATGGTCGAATGAAGAGATGTATGTTTGGTATCGGTCTCCAATTGATTCAAAACCACATCGATACTTTCCTGATTTTCTCATCAAAGTTAAAGAATCGAATGGCTCAATCAAAAAATATATGATTGAAATTAAACCCAAAAAGCAGACGGCACCACCACCAAAACCAAAAAGACAGACAAAAAAATATCTATACGAAGCATACGAATATGCTAAAAACCAGGCAAAGTGGGAAGCAGCAAAAGAATGGTGTGCTGATCGTGGATATGAGTTCAAAGTTCTCACCGAATCAGAGTTGGGAATCAAATAATGCCAAGAAAGACTTTAGCAGAGAGACAACAAAAGAAAGTCACGGATACTGATAGTAATAGTAACCGAGTTCGTCCTGTTCTTGATGGTATTATTGGAAATGAAGATCCTGATGATATAATGTTGGAATTGTTTGAGGTCTTACAAGAATCTCCTAAAGTTCCGACACCTGGTAAGTTTTATATTTTTGTTTATCGTCCCAAGACTCCAAACATTCAATACGATCAAAACCCCTTTGTTGCCGTGACGGATGTTTTCCAGTGGGGATTTAAAGGAATCAATTTTCACTGGGGTGAAATGAGACAATACACTTGGGATGAAATACCTGGAGGAATTTATGAAGTTTATGCTTCAGAAGTTAAAGATCTACAAGAGATCCCTTTTCAAAATATCCGTCTAAATAGTTAGAAAAAATAAATGGCGGATCCCAAGTTTACCATTAATACGGGACAAATACCAGAAGTAAATTTAAGTGGTGTAAATGCTTTAGCATCGGCACCAACAAGAACTACTGCGTCAACTCAAACTGTAGCAAAAAAGAAATTTGGAAATCTTTTAAGATATCCAAGAAAAGCAATTGATGCAAATACAGATTATCTAGAAATTCAAGTTTTTAAATTTGAACCACCACAAATCGATTTAAGTAGATTTGAAGGATCAAATCCAAATTTTAATGTACCAGAAGCT